TGCAAACGCAGAGTTCCGCAAAATGGGTTTTGGGGGGTTTGTCGCAAATGTCCGAATTAGAACTGTTGCAGTTTTTGCAAACTAACTACCTGCGCGATTTGAAAAAAAGCCCAAACCAGTTCAGCACGCACGATTGCGTAAGCGATGAATTGCGCCTGGTGATTGAACTCAAATGCAGGCGTACGCACTATGACGATATGACAATTGAAAAGAAAAAGTTTGATGCGCTGATCGCTAAAGCTGAAACCTTGTTTTACAACGCCGTGTATATCAACTCAACACCGCTTGGAATCTATGCTTGGAACTTATCGTTGCAAGAAATTGAATGGCACACACACTGGATGCCAGCATCAACTGATTTTGGCAAGAGCGAGCAGATTGAAAAGGTCGTTGGCTTTCTACCAATCAGCAAGGCAATCAAACTAACGGGGGCGTTAGATTACTGAAGCGAATGGATGAAACAATGGCAGGCAGACCAGCAAAGCCAACTGAACAAAAACGAAAGACAGGCAACCCAGGCAAACGCCCGCTGCCTGATCTCAAGAATGTAATTGCACTGCCACAAATCAAAGGCGATGCACCGCTTCATTTAAGCGATGCTGGCCAAAAGATGTGGGCAGATGTTCGAGCAATGGCACCGTGGATTGCTAACACCGATGCCAAGTTGCTCATTGAACTATGTGAAAAGATGGATAAGAAGTACGAGCTAAAAGAGAAACTAGCCGCTACTGACTATGTGCTTTTTACCGATAAGGGATATGCCTATGCAAACCCTTTGTTTGGAATGTTAAACACTGTTGAAAACGACATTGTTAAATTGCTTTCATTGCTTGGCTTAACGCCAGTTGATCGCAGTAAGTTGGGGGTTGCTGAAGTAACGACAAAGGGCAAGTTAGCCCAGTTGTTAGAGCAGCAAAAAAAGAATGTCTGAAGTTGCTGGGTGGCCACCTCGTTGGCTTACTGAAGTTCCGCTTGAAGATCAACTTCGTGGTGATGGCGAGTTGTATGCAAACTTTGCCGAAGCCGTTTGCCGAGTTACTAAAGATTCTGTAGCCTCACCTGCAGGCAAGTTACTTGAACTGCGTGGATGGCAGAAAGAATTGCTCAAGCATATTCTTGCTCGCCGTGAAGATGGCAGATTTCGTCACAGAACCGCTTTGGTGGGGATGAGTCGGAAAAACGGCAAAAGTGCGCTAGCAGCATCAATGGGCTTGGCTGGTTTAACACTTGGCGGCAACGGTTCAGAGATTTATTCTTGCGCGGCAGACCGCGACCAAGCACGCATTGTGTTTGGAACTGCTAAGCGAATGATTGAACTAGATGAAGAACTATCTTCAATGTTCACGCTTTACCGCGATGCGATTGAGTTCAAAGATAAAGGCAGCGTGTACCGCGTATTGTCTGCAGAGGCTTATTCAAAAGAAGGCCTTAACCCTTCACCGCTTGTAATCTTTGATGAGGTTCACGCCCAGCCTTCTTGGGAATTGTTTAATGTGCTTTCACTTGCAGGTGGTGCTAGAGCTGACTCACTTCTTCTTGGCATCACAACTGCAGGTGTTAAGACACAGAGCAACGGCCAAGATTCTCTTTGTTACTCGCTTTACCAATACGGCCAACAGGTTGTAAAGGGCGAGAAAAAGGACCCATCATTTTTCTTTTCGTGGTGGGAGCCAACACAACCTGAAGCAGATCACCGTGACGAATCATTGTGGCAAGAGGCAAACCCAGGTTATGACGATTTGCTTGACAAAGAAGAAATGCAAAGCGCAGTTTTGCGCACACCTGAAGCTGAGTTTCGCACCAAGCGCCTGAATTGTTTTGTAAATACTTCAGTTGCGTGGTTGCCAACTGGTGCTTGGGAAGCGCTCAAGGACACAGATAGATTTCCTGAACCTGGCGAAGAATGTATTTTAGCTTTTGATGGTGCCTTTTCTAATGACTCAACTGCACTTGTAATGTGGTTACTAGGTGGAGACAAGCCGCACCTAATGGTTGTTGGATTATGGGAACGCCCCGATGATGCTGAACAGGGCTGGCATATTCCAGTTGCTGAAGTTGAGCAAACAATTGTGGACACATACCGCGATGAGCGCTTCAATGTTAAAGAGATTGTTTTTGACCCAGCACGCTGGCAAAGAACATTTATGGTTTTGGATGAAGAAGGTTTGCCAGTTGTTTCTTATCCAAACAGTGCGCAGAATATGGTGCCAGCAACACAAAAGTTTTATGAAGCCGTGGTGAATGAATCATTTACCCACGATGGAGATGAAAGACTTGCTCGCCATATTGCCAACTGCGTAACAAAACAATCAAGCCGTGGTGTTATGGTTGCAAAGGCAAGTAGCCGCCGCAAGGTGGATGCCGCCGTTGCTTCAATCTTTGGCTATGATCGCGCTACACAACCAGCCGAGCCACCAGCACCAGTTGCAAGATTCTTTTCAATTCAGGTATAGGGAGCATAATGAAGAAGATTGATCTATCAGTTGCAGTTGAAGTTGTGGGCGTAACGCTTGCAACAACTGGGCTTGCAATGATTTCAGTGCCATTAGCTTTAATTGTTGCAGGTGTTTTTCTAGTATGGATTACAGAGAAGGCTAACTAATGAGTTTATCAAAGCGTTTGGCGGGGTCAGGTTCTAAGCGATCTGCTAACAATCAATATGTAGAGCCACTGATTCCAGGGCGCCCACAATTTCAATCTCTTGCTGGCGTAACTGTAGATTCAGAAACTGCAATTCGTATGTCCACGGTTTATTCCTGCGTGCGCCTATTGTCAGATACGGTTTCATCTTTGCCAATCGGTGCTTATGTGCGCCGTGGCCGTGAACGCCTTTCTTACACAACTGTTTATGGCGATCAACCAGCGTGGGTTGCACGACCAAACCCTGAAACAACACGCCTTGAATTTTACGAGCAAATTGTTACTTCATTCAAACTTGAAGGCAACGCTTACATTCTGACAGTGCGCGATGATATGGGCGATGTTCAAGAGCTGTATGTGCTTGACCCAGTAGGTGTACGCATTGAGCGCCCACGCGCAGGCGAGCCACTCATTTACTATGTGAAGATTCGTGACACTCAAGGTGTCTATGAAGAACGCCTAACAGATAAAGAACTTTTGCACATTCCTGATTTCCGTTTGCCAGGTCAGCGTTATGGCCTTTCACCAATCGCCGCTTGCCGCACCACACTTGGCGCAGCAATGGCAGCCGATGTTTATGCCGCTTCATACTTTGGCAATGCTGCTAACCCTGGCGGTGTCATTGAAGTACCAGGTGAGTTAACTGAAGAACAGGCATCAGACATTGGCCGCGATTGGAACCTTACCCACACTGGCCCATACCGCGCTGGCAAGATTGGTATTCTTTCAGGCGGTGCAGCCTTCAAGCCGCTAACAATCAACGCACAAGATGCGCAGTTGTTAGATACTCGCCGTTTTAGTGTGGAAGAAATTGCACGCATCTACCGTGTTCCATTGGCGCTTCTTGGCCATCCAGTTGCGGGTGCTATGTCATTTGCATCAGTTGAAGCACAAAACCTTTCATTCGTTCAGTATTCATTGCGCCCAATCTTGGAGCGAATTGAGCAGTCACTATCAACACTGCTGCCTGAACCTGATGGATTCATTCGCTTTAACCTTGATGCACTGCTACGCGGTACAACAAACGAGCGTTACGATGCTTACACAAAGGGATTGCGTGAAGGATTCCTTTCACTCAACGATGTTCACGCATACGAAGATATGGCACCAATCGAGGCTGGCGATCAGTACCGTGTGCCACTACAAAACATTGATGCTTCAGATGCTAAGGATGTTGGCCTCAAGCTACGCACCGAAATTGCTGCTGCATTGATTCAGGTTGGCTTTGACCCAGCAGCAGTCACACAGGCAGTTGGCTTGCCTGATATGAAGCACACAGGTTTGCCATCAAGTCAGTTGCAACAGATTTCAACAATTGACCCAGCCGACCCAACCGCAGTTTATGAGGTTAAGTAATGCCATATTTCGTTTCAGATAAGCAAGCCGATTGTTCAGGATGGGCAACAGTAAAGCAAGAATCAGATGGTTCATATACAACATTGGTTTGTCACGATACAAAGCAAGAAGCAATAGATCAGATGGTTGCAATTTCAATTTCCGAAGATATGGAACCAGGCGGGGAAGTTAACTCAAGGAGTAAAGTGAAAGAAATCGAACGCCGTACATTTACGGTTCAGGATGTTGAAGCACGCCAAGCCGAAGATGGCACAATGCGTTTGCGCGGTTATGCAGCAGTGTTTAACGATGCAAGCGTTCCATTACCATTTAAGGAAACTATCGCCCCTGGCGCTTTCCGTAAAACATTAAGCGAAACACCTGATGTGCGTTTGCTTATTAACCACGAAGGTTTGCCGCTAGCTCGCACAAAGAACGGCACACTTACGCTAAGCGAAGATGATCGTGGGTTGTTTATGGATGCAGAAATTGCAGACACCAGCGAAGGCCGTGATCTTTACAAGTTAGTTGAGCGCGGAGATGTTGACCAAATGAGTTTTGCTTTCCGTGTCATTCGCCAAAAGTGGAATGAGGACCGTTCGGTTCGCACACTTACTGAAGTTTCATTAGCAGATGGAGATGTTTCAGTGGTTACTTATCCTGCCTACCCAACAACAACAGTTGAAGCGCGTGAAGTACTGCGCAATGCAATTGATGCAATCAAAGAAGGCCGCGCACTAGATGGCGAATCAATGATTGTTGTTCAAGCAGTTCTTGATAAGATTTCAGATTCTTATGATTCACTTGAAGAAGGCAAAACAATGCTTGAGGTTGTTCTTGGACTTAACACACTTGAACCAATGGTTGAAATTGAAGAACCCGAAGTTGAACTAGAGCCAACAGGTACGCCAGCCGATGCAGCAGGCCGTTCAATTTCCTTGCGCTTAGCCAAAGCAATCGTTAACAACACAAAATAAGTTTCTGCTGCAATAAGTAGCAGATCGAAGTCGGAGCAAATCCCACACCCTTAAAGCGCCGTGGAGAGCATTGCCACCACCTCAAACCACATTCACACAACTCATTAGGAGATCACTAAATGTCATATTTTGACAATGTAGTAGAGCGCCGCGATGCAGTTAAGGCAGAAATGGATGCAGTTCTTGAGGCAGTAGCCGCAGAATCTCGCACCGACCTTACTGCAGAGGAAACCGAAAAGGTTGATGCTCTTGTAGAAGAAGCACGCGCACTAGATGCAAAGATTGAAAAGTTCGCAACACAGTCAGCAGCAGATGCAAAGGTTGCAGAAATGCGCTCATCAGTTGCAGCAGTAATTACACCTCGCGTTGGTGGAGCAACAGTTACACGCGAAGCACGCACATACGCACCTGAAGCTGAAGTTTCATTCGTTAAGGATGTTTTCAACGCTCAGATTCGTGGAGATTACTCAGCACAAGAGCGCCTTGCTCGCCACACAAAGGAAGAATCAATTGAGCGCCGTGATGTTTCTACATCAAACTTCGCTGGATTAGTTGTTCCTCAGTACCTAGTTGACCTCGCTGCACCATTTGCACGCGCAGGCCGTCCAACTGCAGACTTCGCAACAAGCAAGCACACCTTGCCTGTCGCTGGTATGTCATTGGAAATTAGCCGTATGACAACAGGCACATCAACAGCAGTTCAAGAAACTCAGAACACTGCAGTTTCAGAGACAGATGCTGATGACACACTACTTTCAATTCCAGTACGCACAATCGCTGGACAGCAGGACTTATCACGCCAGGCAATCGAGCGCGGAACAGGCATCGATACATTCGTTGTTGCTGACCTAATTCGTTCTTGGCACACAACAGTTGATGCACAGGTTCTAAACGGAACAGGCTCAAACGGCCAGTTCAAGGGAATCCGTAACTCAGGTGGAAACGCAATCACATTTACTGCGACAACACCAACAGTTGCACTTCTATATCCAAAGTTGGCTGATGCAATTCAGCAGATTCAAAGCAATGTCTTTGAGACACCAACACACTGGATTATGCACCCACGCCGCCTAGCATTTTTGCTTGCAGCAGTTGATACAACAGGCCGTCCACTAGTAGTTCCATCTGCTAACGGACCAATGAACGCATCAGCAGCAGGCGCAGGCGCAGCAGCATACGCAAACACTGGTTACTCAATGATGGGCTTGCCAATCATTGCTGATGCAAATGTTGGAACAACATACGGCGCAGCAACAAACCAGGATGAAATCTACTGCGTAGCAGCACCTGAAATGCACCTTTGGGAGCAGCCAGGTTCACCATTCGCATTGTCATTTGATGCAACTGGTGCTTCATCACTAACAATCAAGTCTGTTGTGTACGGCTTCGGTGCCTTCTCAGCAGAGCGTTACCCACTAGCAGCCTCAATTATTTCAGGCACTGGTTTGGTAGCACCAACTTTCTAATCGAAAGTTAAAATTGTAAGAGGCGGGTTTTTCTCCCCCGACTAACCCGCCTCTTACTTCTTAAATGATTCGGGGGAATCTATGAAGTCAGCACACAAAGTTTCAATCGGCAGTTGTGACCCAGGAACAGTTAACGGCGGGTTTGCATTTAGTTTGGTTCAAGTTGCTCAATCACGATCAGCACGACTAGGCCCATTCATTCGCATCAAGGGTTCAGGTTTGCTTTCAAAGCAACGCAATCGTTTGGTGAAGCAATTCTTAGAAACCAAATCTGATTGGTTACTAATGATAGATTCAGATGAGCAATTATCTGTTGAAGCATTTGATAAGTTAGTTGAAACAGCACACGATAAAGAGCGCCCAGTTGTAGCAGGGTTGGTATTTGCAAGTTTTGAAACAGGCTATCCATACCCGCAACCAGTGCCAACAATTTTTCAAGATGCCCCTGAAGGTTTCTTGCCACTTAACAAGTACGATAAAGATTCAGTTTTTCAAGTAGATGCTGCAGGTACTGGATGTTTGCTAATCCACCGCAGCGTGTTGGAAGCAATCAGAGCAGATGCCGACCCACACCAGGGTAAAGATTGGCCGTGGTTTTGGGACGGACCTATCAACGGTGAATGGATTGGCGAAGATTTACAATTTTGCCGCCGTGTTCGTTCACTTGGATTTCCAATCTATGTCAACACGGGCGCGATACTGCCTCACTCAAAGAGCTACTGGTTAGATGATAGGCAGCACGATATATGGAACGCATAAAAAGAATTTTAAGAATTAAGGTAAAATCAAAGGAAACCGCTACCGCCGTTCCACAACTGGAACGCGCAATGCTTCCCAAAGTAGAAACGAGAACCAAGCGTGGCGATCACTAACGGGTATGTAACCCTGAATGAAGTCAAAGATGCACTCAATCTTGAGGATTCAATTGACAATGCAGCTCTTGAAATGGCAATTGCAACCGCTTCACGCCAAATAGATGATTATTGTGGTCGTTTCTTTTACAAGGATGGCACTACTCAGGCACCAGCAACTCGTTATTACACACCAACCGACTATTACATTGCACCGATTGATGACTTTGTAAGCATCAACGAGATTGCAACCGATGATAACTTTGATCGTTTGTATGGCACTGTTTGGGATGCAAGCGATGCAATGTTTGAACCAGTCAATAATCCTTCTCGCGGATGGCCAATGACTCGCCTGTTGGCAGTTGGCTCTTATGTTTTCCCATTTAACCTGCCTCAATCCATACGGGTTAAGGGTGTGTTTGGATGGTCAGCGGTGCCATACGAAGTAAAGACCGCAGCAAAGATTCAAGCCTCTCGCCTGTTCCTGCGTAACCAGTCACCATTTGGAATTGCTGGTAATACAGATTTAGGAACAGTGCGTTTGGCTGCCAAATTGGATGCCGATGTAGAGGCACTACTGCGCCCCCTACGCAAGAACAACGGCTTGGCCGTATAATGTTACCCAGTGAGGTTAGAAACGGCTTAAAAGCCAACCTAGAGACTATTAAAGGTATGCGCACTTACGAGTTAATTCCTACAGTGCCAGTGGCGCCAGCGGCCATCGTTGGCCAGTTAGATTTTACATTTGATTTGAACAATGCCCGTGGACTTGACCAGGCAAACCTAGATGTTGTTGTTTTGGTTCAGCGCTTCACAGAGCGTTCAGGCCAAAACGAACTTGATAAGTACCTTGCAGGTAGCGGGGATTACTCAATCAAGGCAGCAATTGAATCTGATCTAACTCTTGGTGGCGCTTGCAACACTTTGCGTGTCACATCTGCCGAAGCGGGTAATTACTCATCAGGCGATATTGAGTTTCTTTCATACCGTTACCGTCTCACAGTTTGGGGATAAGGAGAAAAATGAGCTACACAGTTACCTCGGACAATTTCGAGGCGAAGAAAAAGGGTGAATCAATCACCGAAAAAGAATTGCTTGAACTAGGACTGAACGCAAATGCCCTAGTTGCAGGCGAACATCTAAAGAAATCAGCATCAACTAAACCAGCAACAGTAGAGGAAACAAAATAATGGCCCGTATAGTCCTAACAGATGCTTCAGTTGTAATCAACGGCATCAATCTCAGCGAGTTTATTACGAGCGTGTCACTTTCAACTAGCGAAGATGTTGTTGACACTACAGGTATGGCTTCAGCAGGGGCGCGTACCCGTGTTGCTGGCCTTGCTGATAACTCAGTTACATTTGAATTTAATCAAGATTATGCAACATCTGCACCTGAAGTAACAATCAACGCAGTTGGTTCATCACTTGTTGGAACAAATGTAACTTGTGTAGTAAAGCCAACATCAGCAGCAGTAGGTGCAAGCAACCCAAGTTATAGTTTTTCTGCGGTTGTTTCAGAATGGCAAGCACTTTCAGGTGCCGTTGGCGAGTTAGCCACAATTTCTGCAACTTGGCCGATCTCAGGCGTAATCACAAAGGCGGTTTAATTATGGCGCGCTTAGTTTTAACAAATGCTTATGTTGTATTTGCAAGCAATGACATCAGCCAATATGTAACTTCAGTGTCGTTAGCAACATCATACGATGTTATTGACACCACAGGAATTTCAACTACAGGCGCAGCTCGCACCCGTGTTGCTGGTCTTGCTGATAACTCAGTAACTCTTGAGTTCAATCAAGATTATGCAGACAATGCACTTGAAGAACTAATTAACGGAACTACCACAACAAATGGAACTGTTGGTTTGGTTGTAGCAATGGAAATTCGCCCAGTTAACACTACAGTTAGCGCAAGCAATCCAAAATTTACCTTCAACGCGCTTGTTTCAGAATGGCAGGCGGTTTCAGGTGCTGTGGGAGAATTAGCAACAGTTTCAGCAACTTGGCCTATTTCGGGTCAAATTGCAAAAGCAATTTCATAATCTACTAAGGGGGAAAAGATGGATGGATTAGCAGTTAAAGTAAAAACAACTGATGGTGTTGAGGCTTCTTACAAGTTAACGCCTCGCATCATTGTTGCATTTGAACAAAACTTTGGCGCTGGTATGCCTAAGTTACTCGGAGAGCAACAAAAAGTTGAACACATCTATTGGTTGGCGTGGAAATGCCAACAAATTAATGCTCAAAATAATGGTGGAACACCAGTCAAACTTTTCGGTCCAGAGTATTTAGATAGTATTGTCAGCGCAGAATTGGAAGCCGATAGTTCTTTCGAATCCACCGCAACAGCCTAACTTATACGGTTGCTGCGGTGGCCTGCGAAACTGGTATTTCACCCAATGAATTACTTGATGCCCCTGAAGGTATCTTTGAAGCAATGACGATTTATCTAAAGGAACGAGCTAAGGCCAATGGCTGATGAAGTAATTGTTTTTACTGGAATTAAAGAAACTATTGCAGACCTAAAAGAATTTGATAAGGATGCAGTAAGACGCTTTAACAAGGTTATCAATACTGAACTTGCTGGCGCTGAAAGAGATGCTCGTAATATTATTCAAGATCAACCACCGATGAGTGGCTGGAGTAAGTCAGATGCTGCCAAAGGCCGCGTTCGTGGTGGTAAAGGTTGGCCAGGTTGGAACGCTGGCGAAATCAAAAGCAAAATTACAAAGACAAAAGCCGAAGGCAAAGTTCGTGGCGATTATACAACCAGCGCTGGTGCTTTGCTTAACAAGTCTGCAGCAGGTTCAATCTTTGAAGTTGCTGGCCGTGTGGCATCGGGTACAAAACGAATGACTGCCCAATCTTCAAGTGGGCAATTTCTGCGTACTCTTGGCAACAGATTTGGCAAGGCTTCGCGTGTAGTATGGCGCGTTGTAGATAAAGACAGAGACAAAATCCAAGCAAATGTAAATCGTGCTTTGGAACAGGCAAAAGCTGAATTACAGATACATTTGAACAGAGAGCGAGCATAGCAAATGGCAACAGGCGCAATTGTAGCCCGCATCCTCACGCAATATTCTGATAAAGGTTCAAAGGCTGCTCAAAAGGACATCAACAACTTAGGTAAAAGTTTTGATGCTTTTGGTCGCAAATCTGCAAAAGCATTTGGCGTTGCAGCGGCAGCAACTGCAGCGTTTGCCATTAAACTTGGCAAGGATGCTGTTCAGGGCGCAATGGAAGATCAAAAGCAACAAATTGCTTTGGCAACTGCCTTGCGCAATACAACAGGTGCAACCGATGAAGCCATTGCAGCAACTGTTACTTACCTTGACAAATTAGAATTATTGGTTGGTGTTGATAACAACCAGTTGATTCCTTCCTTACAGATTTTGACTCAGGCAACCAAAGATGTAACTGTTGCTCAGCAATTGCAGGGGCTTGCATTAGATATTTCTGCAGGTTCAACAAAAGATTTAGGTACCGTTTCATTGGCGCTTGCAAAGGCCATCGGTGGAAATATCGGTGCTTTAACTAAATTAGGCGTTCCGCTTGATAAGAACGCGGTAAAGGCAAAAGACCTTGAAGCAATTTTGGCTTCACTCGCCGCAACATTTAAGGGGCAGGCAGAAAAGCGTGCTGAAACTTTAGAGTTTAGATTGATTAAGTTGCAACTTGCTTTCAATCAAATCCTCGACAAATTAGGGTATGCCTTAATTCCAGTGCTTGAGAAATTTGCTGCTGTTGTTACAACTAAAATCTTGCCTGCAATTAACGAGTTTGTTGAAACTAATCAAACCAAACTGGTTGCTTCATTTACTCTTGCTGCTAACGCTGCAGTTGTCTTATTAACCGCTGCCATCAATTTTAGCAATTGGATTGCAAATAATATGGGCTTGGTTAAAGGTATGGGAGTCTTAATTGCAGCAATGTTTGCAGTAAGCGGTATTTCCAAGTTTATTCTTATGATTCAAGGAATTACTGCAGCAATGGCAATCCTGCGAACAACTGCACTTGGAGCTGCAATTGCAACCGCCCTTGCAACAGGCGGCGTAAGCATTGGAACTGCAGTTACTGCACTTCTTGGTATAGGTGCGCTTGGACTTACTACCAAAAACCTTTTTGATTTAGCAAGTGGCAAAAGTGGTACTGGCGTTCAAACTAAAAAAGGAATTAGCCCAAGAGGAAATACAAACAATATAGATTTTGGTAAAACAATTGGGGGAACTGATGCACTTTCGGCGTTTCTTGCAGCCCTGAACAAAAACACAACAGCCGTTAAAAAGAATACAAAAACCGAATTTGATATTGCAACAGAAAATGCTCGCAAGGAACTTGCAGCACGCCAAAAGGCGCTTTCAGGTGGTAGTTCAATTCCAGTTGGCGGTGGCAGCAAAGTTTATAGCACCCGCAATGCAGCGGGCGGCATCAATGTAATTGTTAATGCTGGCAATGTAATTGGCTCAGCCGATGCACTTGTTCAGGCAGTGCAAGTAGGGCTACAAGCTGCAAATCGCCGAAACGGTGGCAGTGGTGGTGGCGGCCGTAATGCAATGGTAACTCTCTAATGCCAGCATTTGATGGAGTTACCTCACCAAGCATTGCGGTGCAGTTTCTTAAAAGTGGAACTTGGACTTCGGTAACAATTTCTGATGTTGTGCAGATTGATTTTCGCCGTGGTCGTGAGCGTGCTGATCTACGCGATGAGGCTGGTTTTGCAAGCATAATTTTTAACAATGAATCAGGTTATTACGACCCTGATAACACAAGCGCATCTAGCCCGTGGGTTGTCAGCGGCAACAGCATCTTGCGTGATGGCTTACAAATGCGCATTGTGGCTACTTGGAACTCAACGGCTTACCCATTGTTCTACGGTTTTCTTGAAAACAACTTCACCAATCAAGGCTTTTTGCCCAATGTAACTATGACTTTTTATGATGGCATTGGCTTTATTGCCGATGGCTTCGCGCCAGCACTGCCAATTGCCGCCAACTCTGAAACGGCAGCAAGTCGCGCTGGTCGGATGTTGACTATTGCTGGTTGGCCGACAGGTGCAAGCCGATCATTAACTGGCGCAGTTACAATGCTTGCAACTACACAAAACCGTGGATGTATGGAAGCGGTTACAGAGTGCGTTGATGCTATTGCTGGCCGTTTCTATATCTCAAAATCAAATGTGGCTACTTTGGTGCCATTATCTGACAAGTTTAGCCGCCCAACTCAGTTGCTTTTTAGCGATTCAAGCGCAAGTAACACAGTTGCCTATTCAGATTTAATTACAAACCCAGGCACAAAGTATGTGGTCAATGAGGCAATTATTATGCGTGGGTATAACAATCAAATTACATCAACCTATAACCCAAGTGTTACTGCCTATGGCGTGGTCAAAAAAGAAATCTTTGCACCAGTAAATACAGACACTAATGCGACAAACTTAGCTCTATATGAATCACGCAAACTAGCTTTGCCTGATACCTACATCGAGCGCATTGATTTTAACGGCCTTGTGGTTGCTCAAAATGGGTTGCTTTACCCTGACTTCTTATCAACAGAGTTAGCCGATCAGGTCAGCGTTCAGCGCACAACCTATGATGGCCGTTCTTTGCAATGGAACCTTGTGGTTGAAGGTATGAAGCACACAATTACACAAAGCAACTGGAACATTTCTTTTAATACATCCGACATTAACCCTTACAGCATTACCATCTAGGGGGAACGATGCCACTTTGCCCGCAAATTACTAATACGCCAATTACAGTTGTTCAAAATGCAGACTTTACAGTTTCTAGCGTTTTGCCAGTAGTTGCTGCAACTACAACACAATTAGCAGCCACCAATGCAAGTATTCAGGCAGCAATTGATGCCGCAAACGCGGCTGCTGCCGCAGCCGCAGTTGCTGCTGCCGATGCTGCTGCAGCTCTTGCCGAGGCAGAAATTGCTTATGATGCAGCCGTTGGTTCTTTGCAACCAAGTGCAAACACAATCGTCAACGCCAGCAATCAAATTACTAGCATAAAATCTGATGGCATTACTATTTATTCAGGCGCAGACCCAACAACAACTGGTTCTCGCGTGGTTCTTAATTCTCTTGGGCTTGCCGCTTACGGTCCAGGAAATTCATATACTATTTCAAACGCCGTTGGCAATGGAACAACTGTTACATACACAGCAAGTGGTCATAATTTTGCTGTTGGTTCAAGCGTAACCGTTAGTGATTTGGCACCTGCTGGATATAACGGAACATTTTTAGTTACTGCAATTTCGGGAAGTTCTACATTTACTGTAGCCAATACAACAACTGCAACGCTTACTGATGCAAGTGGTATTGCTTTTGGTCCAGGCAGATCGGTTAACATAACAAATGCAGTAGGTAACGGCTCAAGTGTTACATATACTGCAAGTAATCACGGTTATAGTGTTGGAACAAGCGTAAATGTTAGCGGATTAGCACCTGATGGCTATAACGGAACATTTCTCATTACTTCAGTTGTCGCTGGTACCTCATTTACTGTAAGCAATGGAACAACAGCAACACTTACCGATGCAAGCGGTGTAGCTCAAACACCAACTTTGGCTATTAGTGCCACAACTGGTAACGCAGTCTTTCAAGGCAGCGTTACTGGTTCAACTATTATTGGTGGAACGCTCAACATTGCGGGCAAAGCAGTTATTGATTCAACTGGCCTTTTGACTGCAACAGGTGCCACAATTACTGGCACAATTAACGCACAATCAGGTTTCTTTGGAATTGGCTCAAATGGTTGGTCAATAAGCACGACTGGCCTTGTTAGCACTAATTCAGCAACTATTGTTGGTGGCGCTATCTCAGGAACATCAATCACAACAAATAGCGGAACCATTGCAGGTTGGTCACTAACTACAGACTCTTTTACAAATGTCGGTGCAGATACATTTTTGTTTTCAAATCCTGGCAGTGATGGCGTTGCCTATTCAACCATTGGTCGCGGAATTATGCGCCGTTTGCTACTTAACGGTGCATCAGGAACAACATTAGGAACTGCAACACTGGCAGTTGGTGGCGATACGGTCATTGATGGCACTATTGTTTCAGGTGGCACAATTACATCAAGGTCTGGTTTAGTTGTTGATACTTCAGTGACATTTGGAATAACTAATCAATTCCTGTATTTATCTAGCAGTGGAACATTGCGTTCGGCTTTTACCTATGGCAAAGCCGTTACTGGCCGTTCTATGCAAATTAACAGTGCAGGTGATTTTGGAACAACTGCATCAACATTGCGCAAAAAACACGATGTGGAACCTTATGCAATAGATTCTAGCAAATTATTGCAATTGCAAACTAAAACTTTTAAGTATTTGCCTGAAATTGATGACAAGCAAGAACAACAGTATGGATTTATTGCCGAAGAAGCTGAAGCATTAGGCTTATTGCCATTGATTCTGTATAACGAAGAAGGCCAAGTTGATTACTTTGCTTACGAAAAATTGCCTATCTTTTTGCTACAACTGGCACAAGAACAAGAAGCACGAATCCAAGCACTAGAGGGGAAGTAAATGGAACAAGAAGTAGATATTCAAGAAGTCTTAAAAAATATGCGTGACACCATCGGCGTACTTGCCCAGGAAAACGCAGTTCTTAAAGCACAAATCACATCACTTAACTCATAACGGGAGAACCGCGCAAATGACACCAGCAAACTGGGCAGGCTTAATTGTCTCAATCATCGCAATCGTAAGTGGATTTGCAGGGGCAGTTCGATGGCTTGTAAAGCACTATTTGAACGAACTCAAGCCCAACGGTGGCAGCAGTCTCAAAGATGCGGTTAATCGCCTTGAAACGCAAATGGAAATTGTCTTAGACCTATTGGGGAAAAAATGAAATTAGTAAAGAAAGCAACACCAGCGGCAGTGGCAGTGCTACGCCAAGCCACCGCCCTGAAGCCAATGCGCAAGAAGGCATCAGATGGGTTATTGCCATCGGCTGCCCATCAGGTTCAAAGCCCGAATTCAGATCACAATACAGGTTTGGCCGTTGACCTTACCCACGACCCTAAACACGGTATTGATTGCGCTGACATCTTCGAAAAGCTAAAAGAAGATAAGCGAGTAGATTACTTAATTTTCAGCGGTTTTATTTGGTCAAAGGAAAAGGCCAAGCAAGGCAACCGCAAATACACGGGTTCAAACCAGCACCATAAGCACCTTCACATTTCAATCAAAGAAGAATTTGCCAATGACACTTCACCGTGGTTTTGGTGGATGAAAAAGCCAAGCATTGTTACGCAGGTTGGTGCTAAAATGGTTCCAGTTCCTGCAAAAAAAGCAAACTAATACCGATTTGTGCCTGTTTTACAATTTACAGGTCAAAACAACAAGGGAGTCACATAATGGAACAATTTAAGCAAATCTCACTTTCTTGGTTTCGCGCAGCAGCAGCGGCAGCAATTGCCCTATATCTTGCAGGCGAGACTAATTTAGAAACTCTTGGAATGGCTGCCATTGCTGGCGCTGCTGGTCCAATCCTAAAATGGCTGGATGCTTCAGCAACAGATTTTGGCAAAGGCTCAAAGTAATCCACCCTTAAATTTTGGAGTAAATAAATGGCAGGTGAGTACAACTTCACAATCGAGCAAGGCGCAACTTTCAATCTCCTTATGACTTGGAAAATTGACAATGTTGCAGTCAACCTAACTGGTTATACTGCCCGCCTACAAGCACGCATTGATGTTGATGAAACTGACACAATCCTTTCACTTACAACAGGTGCTGGCATTACTCTTGGCGGTGCCGCTGGCACAATCAGCCTAGATCAAACCGCAACACAAACTGCCGTGTTGCCAAAGGGTGAATATGTTTATGACTTAGAGCTACAATCAAGCGGTGGCATTGTCACCCGCTTGCTACAAGGTGAACTTAACATTTCTGCAGAGGTGACTCGATAATGGCCACAAGCGTTGTAACAATTAACACTGAAGATATTGATGTTGTCATCTCTAATGCACAAGGCCCACAAGGTCCATCGGGGCCTGCAGGTGCTACTGGTCCAGTAGGTGCTACAGGTGTTACTGGTCCAATTGGTGTTACAGGTCCGATAGGTGTTACAGGTCCGATAGGTGCAACAGGTCCTATTGGTGTTACTGGTCCAATTGGTGTTACAGGTCCAGTTGGTCCAACAGGTTCAACAGGTCCAATCGGGGCTACGGGCCAACAAGGAATTCAAGGAATTCAAGGTGAAATTGGTGTAACTGGTCCAATCGGTGCTACTGGCCCTGTAGGTGCTACAGGCGCCGTAGGTGTTACTGGCCCAATCGGTGTTACTGGTCCAATCGGTGTTACTGGCCCAATTGGTGCTACAGGTCCAGTTGGCGCAACAGGCCCACAAGGAATTCAAGGCGAAGTTGGCCCAACAGGTCCAACAGGTTCTACAGGTCCAACAGGTGCTGATTCAATCGTTCCTGGACCAACAGGTGTTACAGGTCCAATTGGTGCTACTGGTGCTACTGGCCCTATCGGTGCAACGGGTGTTAGCGGTCCAACGGGTGCTACGGGTGCTACTGGTCCTCAAGGTTACACAACTGGCCGTTACTATTATTTCAACGAATCAATTACTGAACTTGCTGGATTTAAGCAATTAGGTACTGAACCAACAACTGCTGCAATGGCAACTGTCACAAACTCTGTTGCTGGCAACTCAACTGAACTGATGCAGCAATACATCAGCGAGCCATTTGGTTTTACGCTCATTCCTGCAGGCGCTCAGCGTTTTTCAGTATTCTTTTCAAAGCCAACAAACGGTTCAGATGTTTATGCTTTTGCACGCTTGAAGTTAGCAAATAATGCAGGAACTGTTCTTGCCACAATTGGCGATACAGATTCAGTTCTTATTCCTTACGATGGCGCAAACCCAATGCTTGCTCAGCTTGAGATTGTGTTGCCAAGTTCGGCAGTATCTGCAACAGATCGTATGATTGTTGAATTATATAATCGCAATGATGATGGCACTGCTCGAACAATTAACTTTTACACTGAAGGCTCACAACATTATTCTTATGTAATTACCTCACTGCAAGCCGTTGAAGGCCCTGTCGGCCCAACTGGCCCAACTGGTGCTACTGGACCAATTGGTGCTACAGGCGTTACAGGTCCAACTGGACCTATCGGTGCTACAGGTGCATCAGGTGCTGATTCAATCGTTGCTGGCCCTACAGGTCCAACTGGACCAATTGGTGCTACTGGACCTGCTGGTGCAAGCGGTGCAAACGGTGCAGATGGCGCTACGGGTGCCACTGGCCCAATCGGTGCCACTGGCGCACAAGGGCCTGCAGGCATTGATGGTGCCACTGGCCCATCAGGTGCTGCAGGTGCTACTGGACCTGTTGGAGCCACTGGGCCACAAGGAATTCAAGGTGAACAAGGTTTGGTTGGTGTCACTGGACCAATTGGTGCTACTGGACCCGTTGGTGCTACTGGACCGCAGGGAGTAACTGGAGATGTTGGACCTACTGGTGTTGTTGGTGCCACTGGCGCTGTTGGCGCTACTGGCCCTGTTGGAGCTACTGGACCGATAGGTGCTACTGGACCTGCTGGTGTTGATGGCGCTACGGGTGCTATTGGACCTGTTGGTGCTACTGGACCTGAAGGTGCCACTGGACCTGCTGGAGCTACAGGCCCCGCTGGAGCCACGGGCGCTACTGGACCAGTCGGTGCTACTGGTGCTACAGGCGCCAGCGGCGCTGCAGGTGCCGCCGCTGCTGTTTCATACTCATACAGTGCCACCGCTGGACAAACAACATTTAGCGGCAGCGATCTAAACTCACTGACTCTTGCCTACACAGTAGGTGCCGAGCAGGTTTATCTCAACGGTGTGCTTCTTGTACGCACTACCGACTACACCGCTACCAATGGCACATCAGTTGTGCTGGCACTTGCTGCAACCCTAAATGACACTTTGGTTGTAGTTGCCTATGGCGCTTTCAATGTGGCCAATACCTACACAATTGCACAAGCCGATGCAGCATTTATTCCTGATGCAATCGTTGATGCAAAGGGTGACTTAATTGCTGCTACTGCTGCAGATACTGTTGCAAGATTAGCAATAGGCAATAATGGTGAAACTCTCGTAGCAGATTCAACAACTGCGACAGGGTTAAAGTACGGCAGACCTACATCTCTTGGTTGCTATTTATACAAAACCAATCAAACTATTGCTACTGCTGCACAAACCGCTATAACTTTTGAATATGAAGTTTTTGACACAAGTTCGTTTCACGATAATTCAACAAATATTTCTAGAATTACAATTCCAGCAGGCTTGGGAGGAAAATATTTATTCAATTGTCAATGGGCATTTGGCGCAAGTACAATTGGTCAACGAGTAGGTTATTTGGTTAAAAATGGATCAGGAATAGATAACTTGCAAGTTGAAGGAGGATACGCCTCATTTCAATCAAATGTTGGTTATTCAGTAGTGTTGTCTTTAAGTGCTGGGGATTATGTAGAGATGCACGCATACCAAGACACAGGCGGTAATTTGTCAGTCTTAGGAACTGCACAGTTTTACACAAGTTTTCAAGCAATTTATTTAGGAGCATAAGATGAGTATTTATGAAACAATAATTGCAACATATACAGAATTAACTGCTGAAGATTTTCTTCCACATAGCGGTTCAATTTTGCTTGCAGATGACGGTGATGGAATTGTTTATCTTGCAAAATGGGAATACTCACAACCATTGCCTGAAGGATTGAAGGTAGGTAAATAATGACTAGAGCAAGAGATACCGCCGATACACAAGACAACCTCGGCGGGGCGGTGGCACCGTTTGTTGCTGGCAAGAATGGTTTTATTAACGGTGGGTTTGACATTTGGCAACGTGGTACTTCTTTTGTGCCAACAACAACGGCTTTTGGTCCTGACCGTTGGCAAATTTATCGCAACACGACAGGTTCAACTGCAAGCCGTCAAACACCAGGTGCAACCTTGCCACAGTTTCAGTATTGCGCCCGTATGCAGCGTGACTCGGGTACAACTGCAACCAACTCTGCAAGTTATGCAATGAGTTTAGAAACATCTGAATCATTAAAATACGCTGGGCAAACTGTCACTTTAAGTTTCTATGCAAGAGCAGGTGCAAACTTCAGCGGTAGTGGCGCAAGTTCAATGCGTATTTATTTAGCGTACGGAACAGGTACTGACCAAAATGTTGTTAGCGGTTTTACAGGTGTTGTTTATTTAGTCAATGGAACAGTAACTGCAATTACTACATCTTGGGTTCGCTACTCATTTACAGTAGCCGTACCATCAACTGCCACTCAACTAGGTTTAGAATTAAACGCTCTGTGGAGCGGTACTGCTGGTGCTGCAGATTTCTTTGAAATCACTGGCGTCCAACTAGAACTCGGCTCCGTAGCAACCCCATTCGCCCGCGCTGGCGGCTCAATCGGCGGGGAGTTGGCATTGTGTCAGCGGTATTACTACCGACAAGGTGGAGATAGTCTCTATCCCTTTTTTGCTTTAGGCATTGCTTCAGGTACAACGCAATCAACACACGCAATAGTTTTTCCAGTAACAATGAGAGCAGTAGCCTCATCAGTTGATTATTCAACTTTAGGTGTACAACAAAATGGTGGAGCAGGTGTAACGGCTGTAACTTCTGTGAGTATAAATACTAATTACACAAGTAGAAACTCTTGCACACTTTATTCTAATGTTGCTGCTGGCTTGGTTGCTACTACTACTTATACCTTGCAAGGCAATAATAGTACATCTTCTTATCTCGGATTTAGCGCGGAGTTGTAAAATGGATAATGTAACTTTTATTGAAGTTGAATCAATGGGAATCACAGAAACCCACGCCATAATTGACCACGGCAACGGGGAATTTACTTCAATGCTAAAAAGCACTTATGACGAAATGATTGCAGCTCAAGGTACACAACCAAACATCTAAACACAGATTCGGGGGAATCAAATGCGTTTTCACATCGTGGCATTGCCACACACACAGGTAACAAAAGAGTTTGCAGGGTGCGCTTTTACTGAAAAGGTGCGCCGATTCTGCATAATGATGCACGATCTAGGCCACGAAGTATTTTTGTATGCGGGTGAAACAGTCGAGGCACCAGTTACCGAGCTAATCACCTGCGTTGCAGATAGTACGCGGGCGCAGGCGGTGGCAACTGTTGCGCACTACACGCAGTTCCCGTTTGAGGGTGCATTGTGGGATGAGTTCAATGCCAACGCCATTGCTGGCATCGCCTCACGAATTGAAAAAGAAGATTTCATCTGTCTCATCGGCGGCAGCGCACAACAGCCAATTGCCGATGCCTTTCCTCAGCATTTGTCAGTGGAGTTTGGCGTTGGCTACGGCGGCGTGTTTGCCAAGTTTCGTGTGTTCGAGTCTTATGCCTGGATGCACTCAATCTATGCAGGGTGGAAAAACCCAACAACTGCCGATGGCCAGTTCTACGATGCGGTCATTCCAGGGTATTTAGAACCTGAAATGTTCCCATTGGGAGATGGCAAGGGAGACGAGCAGGGCGAGTATTACTTGTTTATTGGTCGGCTTATTGATCGCAAGGGTTACAGAATTGCACAAGAAGTTTGCCAGCGTTTAGGCAAGCGCCTTATCTTGGCTGGGCCTGGTGAGCAATCAGGGTACGGCGAGTTTGTAGGTTCAGTTGGACCTGAACAACGAGCTAAGTTGATGGGTGGAGCAATAGCAACATTTGCCCCTACCCTTTATGTTGAGCCATTCGGTAATGTGGTCATTGAATCCCAAGCCTGTGGCACACCTACAATCACAACTGATTGGGGCGCTTTCACAGAGAATAACCCTGCAGGTTCAGGCATCAGATGCCGCACCTTGCAAGAATTTATGCAGGCTGCTGAATCTGTCAAAGATTTAGACCGCGCCGCTATCCGTCAGCGTGCAGTTGACACCTACAACCTTGATACTATCGGCCTTCAATACGAGGCATACTTTAAGCGCCTTTTAACCCTTTGGGGCGATGGCTGGTATGAGATGGGGGATAAATGAACCGAGGCGAAGTATTAGATGAGGCCAAACGCCTAACTTATGGTGATCGCAATGTTTCCTACGATGAACCACGCATCAACCATAAGCGCATTGGTGTAATTTTAGGAATTATTTTAGAACGATATGTTGAGACAGCACAACCAGGCGATGCAGTGCCACCTGAAGTTGCAGCTTTATGTATGGCTGGAATGAAACTTGCACGACTTTCTGCAATGCCCAATCATTTAGATTCAGCCGTGGATTTAGCAGCGTATGCCGCAATTTGCGCTGAACTTGCTCAACACATAGATTAAGACTTAGGCGCAAAACGCCCCCATAGAAAAACCCCCTGCAGCCGTTCCTGCGGGGGGTTTTTCGTTTTCCAATTACTTGATGTAATCGCGCAATGCCTTGTGTATGACTGCGCTAACGGTTGTGCCTTGTTCTTTTGCTTTGGCTTGTACCGATTGCCAAAGGTCGGTGGCCACGCGGATTGACCTATGTGGTGTCATAGAACCACGCACTCAGTCATTGAACCCCAACACCAGCCAAGAAACTCAGCACTAGGGGCATCAATGCCAACCCACCAAAGGTTTGCAGCAACCTGCAATACAACAAATAAACCAACTGCAATTGCTATTGCTCGTACTTGCTTACCACGCTTTGTAATCATTACATCTGCTCCAATTCATCAAGGTATGCAATTGCAAGTGCAGAGTTAACAATTGCTCTGCGTAGTGCTTGTTTCATCTCTGATGGGTCACCACATAAAGAGGCTTCATTAAGATCAACGCTGATGTGATACATATTGGTTGTTGCTTCGCTTAGTAATGTTTTCATTGCACCCATTTTAGTTATTCTCCAAATTCGCTAGGTATGCCTCAAAACAAAGTAAGCACATACTTACCTTTTCAACTGATTCAAACTGGACTTTGCAACCGACACATACGCATCTGTAATTGGTGCTAAACATTATGCGGCCACCTTTCCGTTTAATCCTTCTTCAATCATTCTTGCTGCAATAAAGTGTGAAGTGTCTGATGAAAAACCCATTTCAAGTGCGCGTGCATAAAATTCTGCGTACTTCATCATTAGGTTGCTTACTAGCTCTTGTGTTGTTGGCATTTTGTTATCCGTTCCGTAGGGGCCGTTCCCCAATAAGTAAAAGATACTGCCCCTGTATATACAAGCGCAAGCCCAAAGTGGCGTGTTTTGGTAACAATTTGATAACGGTTTGTGGGCGTGTTAGGCTCAAATCTAGGCGTGGAAACTCGAAGAAATTGGGGAATTGCTAGGGTTTCCACGCCTTTCCACGCCTTGCCCTACACTTACCCCTATGACCACTCTCCTAGCCTTTCAGGGGCCTGATTTTGCCATTCTAGGGGCAGATTCTCAGATCACTGACGGCGATAAACGCATCGTCTCGCCGTCAATTCCCAAGATTGTAAAGCTGAACAAATACCTGCTAGGCGTTGCAGGGGATGTAAGACCAGGGGATTTGCTTGCCTTTAATTGGAAACCGCCAGCCTACGATGGCACCGACCCTGTTAAATTTATGGGCAGAAAGATCATCCCAAGCATTATTGCTATTTTTAAGGCAAATGGCTACGACTACGCTAAAGAAGGTGCCAGTTACTCATTCTTGCTGGCATTTGCTGGCAATGTCTTTGAAATTGGCGATGAGCTAAGCATTAGTCAATCTGCCGATGGACTCTATGGGGTCGGCAGTGGCTCTGCCTACGCGCTAGGCGCATTGGCGGGGCAACTGCCCAACCTTGCCCAACCGCAATGGGCGCAGGCACAAATACTTGAAGCGCTAGAAATTGCCAGCAAATATGACATCAACACCGCCCCACCTTTTCAGATAGAAATTCAGCGCCTTTAGCGTGTCGCGCAGTTCAAAGATGTGTAGTATGTGTCATCCTACTCTTTGAACGGAAAGGAATACCAAATGTTTTGGTTAGGTTTAGTTTGTGGATTTATAGGCATCATTTGCCTGTATTTAATTATTGTTGCAGCTTTTGAAATAGGTGAAGGCGAATGAACTTAGAAAAGCAAGCACGCGAACCGCTGTTTTCAATTCATAATCATTCAGATGGCAGCATTGCCCTATACCTTGAAGAACAAGATGCAGTAAAGGATTTAGTCCAAGATGTTGTGGGTGCCTACGAATTAGATGATTTGGATTTACTGCGCCATTCAGCAGATCGCTCAGTTAAATCTGAAAACTACTTTGAACACCTAGATAATGCCCGTGAGAACTTAGGTGAAAACGCACCATTGCTTTGCAATATGAGCGAGCAAGAGGCGTTGATTTTGGCTGAAGATTTGATTCGAGCAGTTAAGTTTGCACGCATTGGGCGCGAGGCTCAAGGCAACTACCCTTCATTGAAAGCGGTAAAATAACCTAATGGCCAATCCCAACGGGCGCAAAGGCGCACAATTTGAAACCGATGTTATGCGTTGGCTTCGTAGTGCTGGTGCTTTGTGCGAACGATTGGTGAAGGCTGGGTCGGCAGACGAAGGCGATTTGTGCGCCGTAGTTGCTGGCAAAACATACATTCTTGAACTCAAGAATCGTAAAACAATAAGTTTGCCTGAATTTTGGCGTGAAGCTGAAGTTGAGGCAGAAAACTATGCAAAGGCTCGCGGTCTATCCGAGGTTCCATTGCATTACATCATTCTCAAGCGCCGAAACGCTGGGATTGAAAAAGCCTGGGTAATCCAGGACCTTCAGCAATGGTTAGCAGAAAAGCATTGAACACATTTGATTTCTTTGTTGATCTACCACGATTTGTTGAAGCCAAGTGTGCAGAGATTGAGGATAAGGATTTATTCTTTCCTGATAACCGCACACAAGAGGCAGAAAGACTGCACCAACTTAAAGCAATATGCGCAAGTTGTATTCACGAAAAGGAGTGTTTGGAGTACGCACTAGAAAAACAGATAATTCACGGCATTTGGGGTGGCTCAACGCCAACCGAAAGAGATGCTGTTGTTGTAAGGGATAAGAATGTCACCTTCAAAGGTATGGCACTTGGAATTATCCAATTACATAAAAAGGGATTGTCTGTCAACGAAATTGCAGGCCAATTGAACACATCGCCTAGTTATGCAAAGCGAGTTGTGAGCAAGTGGTTAGCAACTGAACAAGGAGCAGCACCATTACACCAACAGACAAAAGACTCATCAAAAGGCTGGCGTTAATCGTTGTGGTTAGCATCAGCACATCATTGATAGTTCAAACAATCACGGCAACACCTGCAATACCTGAAGTGGTCATCTACAAAGATCGGCCACCTTTGATGCAGGTGAATCCAAAGGAAGTAGCCCGCGAGCTACTGACTGCACAGCAATTCAAGTGTTTTTCATCCTTGATGGGAAAAGAAAGCGCTTGGATGGATAAGAAAAATCCAACCAGCACCGCATCGGGCGTTGGACAATTATTGGATGGCACTTACAAAAATCTCGGCTTAAAGCGCAGCAAATCAACTGTTGCTCAAACCGTGGCAGCACTGGCCTACATAGGCAGAAAGTACGGTTCTAGCGGCCCTTGCGGGGCGTGGGAACATTTCAAACGCAACAATTTTTATTGATGGGGGTCAATATGAGCGTAGAAATAGAAACAGGCGTAGTTGACTTTGATGCCAACACCGCCGCTTGGCTGGAGCAGTATAAATCTGCCGTAGCCAAGATCAAGGAACTGCAAGAAGTTGCAGATGTAGCTCGTGCGCACATTGAACGCGCACTGGGCGATAATCAAACTGGGATGTTCTTAAACCGCCCTGTTGTTCGTTATTCATTTGTTGAATCACGCCGCTTTGACACCAAACGCGCCCGTGAAATCCTACCTGCACAAGTTATAGAGGCTCTTGAGATAGTATCTACATCCCGCAGATTCTCTATTGTGAACGAGGACAATTAACAAATGACATTTGTACCTTTGAACACACCAGCAAAAGAACTTGCACTGGAGTTGAGTAATATCATCACCGAGGCAAGCAAATGGACACCGCGAAGCCAACAGGTTTATATCGGTCCATCTGAAATAGGACAGGAATGTGTACGCAAACTTGCCTATAAGTTGTTGGATTGGGATAAGGCTAATGAGTCGGGTGGCGGTTCCTGGGCTGCTAATGTCGGTTCCGCCATCCACTCATTTTTAGAGGATATTTTTAGCAAGCATCCTGATCGTTACGAGGTTGAGCAGAAAGTAAAGATTCGCGCCAACCTAGCAGGCACGATTGACCTATGGGATAAAGAAAAAGGTTATGTTTTAGACTGGAAAACTACTTCACCTGCTGGTGTCAAAGCCAAGCGCAGTGAAGGTGCCACCGCTCAACAAATCACTCAGGTTCAGCTTTACGGATATGGAAAAGCCCAGCAAGGTGTAACAGTCAACAAGGTTGGCCTTATCTTCTTGCCAACGGGCGGTTCCATTGATGATATGCACATTGAATTATTTGATTACGATGAGCAGGCAGCACTAGATGCACTCGCCCGCCTTGATTCAGTCTATTCATTGCTATCTACTATTGATGTTGAGGAAAACCCAGCGATGTGGCCATTGATTCCTGCGACACCATCACGGCTTTGTATGTATTGCCCTTACTACCGACCTTTTAGCACCGATCTATCAGTTGCCTGCAATGGTGATACTAATGTGTGAGCGTGACGGTTGCGCCTGCACGATGCCAGCCAAAACAATCAATGACATTGCCAAAGAATTGGCTGAACTGACACCACCAATAGAGTTAGAAAACAACTAACACCCAACTCAAACCAAAAAGAAACGGGGGAAAGCCAAATGGCTTTTTCAGCACCTAGCAGTAACACAGAATCGGTTAAAGTTGCCGATTTGAACGGACACTTGCTCATCCTTGAAGCGGTTGAATACAAAACAGGTATTCCAACAGTTCACGGTGATGCAGATGCAATTGAAGTACGCATCAATGATTTAGATACTGGCCTCAGCCACGAATCAGTGCTGTTCTTTAATGTAGCTTTGAAGAACGCATTGAAAACAAAGATCGGCCAAAAGGTATTGGCTCGCATTGGTCAGGGAACGGCAAAGCCTGGAAAGTCTGCGCCGTGGATATTAGTAGATGCCACAGGCGATGCCGATGCAGTGGCTAAGGCAAACGCATTTATTGGCAACGCGGGTGCGCCAGCGCCAGCGGCGGTGCCATCTGCTAACATCAATGACCCTGCAGTTCAGGCGTTGTTGGCACAACTGGGAGCAAAACCAGTTAACTAAAACTTCTTGGGGTGGTTGTCCTTTCGACCCCAAGAGATCGGCGTTGTGATGGTTCACAGATGAGGGATTGCATCGGGGGATGCAACTGCAGGTTCGATTCCTGCAACGCCACGCAAGACTTAACGAACGGGGGAACAAATGGCACCTTTTTATGAGTTTTTTTGTGATTGTGGGCATACCGCTGAAGTATTTTTTCAAATGGATGATGAAAAGCGAATCATCTGCGAAGGCTGCAAGAAGAAGTTAATGCAACGCAAGTATTCATTGGGTGGCATTATTCTCAAGGGTGACGGATGGGGTGGCAAGTGAGCTACCCATTGGAATACATACTTGAGCAATTAGATCGCGGCCATAACTTAGAGTTCATTGCCAAAGATGCTGGCGTTCAAATTGATTCAGTAACCCGCCGTTTGCGTAGAGCTGAAAAGGTTGGCCTATTAGAAAAACGATATGCCGACATTGTAAATAGATTGCTTGAAAAATGAGAACCAGCAAAGTTTCAATTATCAGCATACAATTCAAGAACATTAAAGACCCCTGCACCGCGCTAACGGCCAGGGGCGTGATCAGCTCATTGAAGGGAGCTAATGTGTCAGATTTTAACACAAAAAATAATGAAACATCAGATAATAGATGTGGTACTTACGCTGGTTTTAGGGCGCATTTAAACAAAAATCAAGAATCTTGCGTTGAATGTAAAAATGCTAGATCAGCGTACAAAAAACAATATGATTTTAAAAATTCTGAAAAAGTAAAAGAATATTACAAAGAATATCAAACAAATAATTACGAAAAAATGACAAAATATAGCAAAGAGTATTATGAAAAAAATAAAGAAAAAATTAAAGAATTACAAAAACAATGGAGAAAAAATAATCCTCAATATGGGCCAGAATCTGTAAGAAGAAGGCGCAATAAAAAAACAAATAACGGCTACATACCATACAAGGAATTTGAAGTAATTGATTTATATGGAACAAAATGTCATATTTGTAATTTTGAGATTGATTTGTTATGTTCAAGAAGCGCAAAAAAAGATAATTGGGAATTTGGCCTTCATATTGACCATTTGATTCCAATTTCAAAAGGTGGGCCTGATACATTAGAAAATGTACGACCATCACACGCTATTTGTAATTTACGCAAGGGGGCAAAAAATGACTGATCTAAACCCAATGCTTAAAGCTGCGCTGGAATTCTACGCAGCAGGTTGTTCAGTAGTTCCAGCCAAAGTAGATGGCACAAAGGCACCCATTGGTGAATGGAAAAAATACCAATCTGAACGGGCTACTGCCGAACAGGTAATTGCGTGGTACTCAAACGGTTATGAAGGCTTAGGAATTGTCACGGGTGCTATTTCAGGCAATCTTGAAGTTCTTGAGATTGAAGGCCGAGCAGTTCAGGCCGATATTCACATTGAAGCACGACAAATTGCAGAGGCTTCAGGGCTTGGCGATTTATGGAGCAAGATCAATAACGGCTATGTAGAGCAATCTGCAGGCGGTGGCATCCATTGGTTGTATCGCGTTGAGGGTATGGAGTTGCCAGGCAATACCAAACTCGCACGCCGCCCTGGTGAAAATGGCGGTGTGGATGTATTAGCCGAAACGCGCAGCAGCGGCGGTTACATCATCACTGCGCCAAGTCACGGTGGCACACATCCTAAAGGTACTGCGTGGGAAATGATTGCTGGCAGCGCTAGTAGCATCCCGACAATTACCGCTAGTGAGCGCGAAGCATTGCACGACATATTCAAAATCTTTGATGAAATGCCTGAACGAGCTATTATCGCAGAGCAGATCAAGCCGCGTACCGATGGTGTTTTAACGCCTGGCGATGACTACAACCAACGCACAACTTGGGATTCAATCCTGATACCGCTAGGTTGGAAAAAGGCTTACACGCAGGGTGAGAAAACGGCGTGGACACGACCAGGCAAGGATTTCGGTGTTAGTGCCACTACCAATTACCAGGGAACCGACAAATTCCGCGTGTTCTCAACATCCACCATATTTGAGGCAGAGCGTTCCTATGACAAGTTTGGAGCCTATGCGTTGATTCACCACAACGGCGATTTTAAGCAAGCGGCAACAGATTTACGAAACAAAGGATATGGCCCGCAGGGGCTGAATTCTTTTGATTTAAGCAAGAACCTGATGCCAAAACCTGCCACAAACACCTCACCACAAGCCACTGAAGGCGATTTGGAGCCATTTGTCACTACTTGGGAGCCAATCCCACTAGATGATTACTTTGATGGCTTATTTACTATTCAAGAGGCAACCATCTTAAAGCGTACTGATGGGCAAGGCTTGCTTTACCCTGGCAAGGTTCACTCGTTTTACGGTGAATCCGAATCGGGTAAATCGTGGTTGGCGCAGATCGCTGCCGCTGAAGTCCTCAAGAGCTATAAAAAGGTTGTGTATATTGATTTTGAATCTGATGCCATTGATATTGCCAAACGCCTAAAAATCTTGGGTGTAACCAAACCTGAAGCGGTGCAGTATTTCCGCTATATCCGACCTGAACGGCGCAACCTACTTGATGACCCCGCTTGGTTGTCATTATTAGAGGAAGGCAGCGCAACTCTTATTGTAATTGACGGTGTAACCGAATCTTTGACAATGTGGGATGGGGCCACAAAAGAGAACGATGACATTACAAAGTGGATGCGAGAGTTTCCAAGAGCGCTTGCCAAGTCAGGTGCAGCCGTAGTTCTCGTTGACCACATCACCAAGAACGCCGAAACTCGCGGGCGCTTTGCCATTGGCGGCCAGGCTAAGTTGGCAACCATTGACGGTGCAGCCTACCTAATCGAGCCAATTAAGAACCTTGCCCCTGGCGGTGCGGGTGCGCTGACTGTTCGAGTTACTAAAGATAGACCAGGCGCGGTGCGCCGTAATTCAGGCATTTGGCGTAAATCTGACCGTACCCAAGAAGCTGCCATTGTTGAGGTTGATTCAACGGGTGCAATTATGAAGTATGTGATTTGCGTTCCAATGTCTGAAGATGAAGTAATTGAAGATCAGGAACTGAAGATGGAAAAGGCGATTGCAACCTTTATTGCCACTCATCCAGGCTGCACAAAGGGTGAGGTTGCAAAGGGTGTTAAGGGTGGCGATCACACGATTTATGAGCGACTTGAGGCAATGTTATCCACAGGGTCAATTGCTGATGAGGGTAAGGGTCGCGGGTTTGCGTTCTATTTAACCGATGCTGGTGGTCAGAAATACCAACTAAAATTGGCATCAGTTACTGCAATTGGCGGTAACAATCTTGGTTAAAACCTATCCTGCATCCTGCGTTTATCCTGCACGCAGGGTTGCAGGATACGGGAACAATGAGCGTGATTCTATCCTGCAATCCTGCGTACTTATAGAGTACGCAGGATGCAGGATTCACAGTTGGAAAACGCAGGATAGAAAGAAATACCTATTGTGAGCTACCTTGATTTCAAACCTACTAACTGCCGAACCTGCGGAAATCTTATTTGGGCAGGGGTTAGTGCAACCAGCCGATGCGACATCAAACTTGATACGAACCGACTCAACCTGCCTGAAGAAGTGTTGGCACTGACTGCTGGCCTAGCCACCTACGAAATCCACCGCACTGCCCAATCATTTGAGGCAACTCGAAGAACGGCAACGCGGATGAAGTCGGCAGCGCCCATCGTCCTTGCCACCCACACCTGCAGGCCATTGACTGTATTTGCCGAGCAAGCACCTGATTACTTCAATCGGGTAAAGTTATCCACAACCAGTGAGAAGGTGCCATTTTGAACTGCAACATCTGCCTGCGCCCAACAGAGACAATTACCTGCCGAGGATGTCACAAGGCAATAATTGTGTGGCTCACAAGTATCCCTGAGTTGCAGTATCAGGCAGGCTTTTACATTGAACCAGGCAGATCAGGCAGTGGCGCAGTCAGCGCCGAGCGCAGTATCGGTGTCAATGTCAACGCATTAGATTATTCAATGGCCAACGAGTTACTGGGCATCTTACATAGTTGGGAGTCAGAGATTCGCAGCGCTAGGCAGTTGACACCGCCCGCGCTGCTCAAGAAGGAACCGAGCATTGACCAAGAAGTTCAGGTTGCCTGCGACTTTCAACTTGCTCACCTTGAATGGACACTAGGCCAAGAATGGGCAGCAGATTTCTATAGTGAGATCAAAGAGCAGCACGCAAAGGGAATGGCTGCTGCTAAGCAATTTGTTGAGCAACCTAGACGGATTCCTTGCCCAACAGATGATTGCGGTAAGTATGTTGTCATTGATGCAGAAAACCTTATGAGCGATGTGAGTTGCTTCGGGTGCAAGCAATCGTGGACAGTGTTGCGCCTTGTAGCTTTAGCAATGTCTAATCCAAGTCGTAAGTTCTTTTTAGATGCAGAGGCGATAGCGTTATGGTTAGGCATCAGCCAACGGCAGGTGCATAAGATTATCAAAGCCAATGGCATCGCCAAGAATGGCAAGATGTATGACTTGGCAGCAGTCATTGCTCACCGATAAAACTTGACAGAAAAGTTCTAATTGCTTTGCTACACTTTCGTTAACAGGTATTGCCATCCACTTAATTAGCCCAGCCAATAGGTTTGGGCTTTATTCGTTTATGGGATAGGTATGGATACCGAGACAATACAAGAGATAGATGAGGCGTTATCACACGCCGTAGATACTCGCGCCAAGACAATTGATTCCAAGAAACACATCGTTGATAAGTTCATTGACGATCTACTTGATAGCCGATTGGAGCTGACTAAATGCTAAGCATTGCAGTAACAGTTGGTGATGTTTCAACAGACATTGTGACAGATCAACCAATGTCATTTGAAGGAATTGAAACATTATTGTTAAGAGCGACTAACTCAACTCTTGATGCTTACAATCGTTATGTGGTTGTAAATGAGGATTTGGAATCTTTAACAGAGGATGATGACTAACACGCAGATTTGTAAAAAATGTAAGGCAGCAAAACCAATAACAAGATTTCATCACGATAATCGAACACCTAACAAAAGAAGAACCACTTGCAATGATTGCAGAAACTTACATAAAAGAGTTACCAACATTTCATCAGGTCATAGAAAAGATTTGCTTGAAGAACAAAACAACTCTTGCGCTATTTGTGGAATCAATCAAACCGACACAGTACGAAAGTTAAGTGTTGACCATAACCACGAAACTAATCAAGTGCGTGGATTGTTGTGCAACAGTTGTAACTTAGGATTAGGTCAGTTCAAAGATTCTGTTGTGTTCTTATCGTATGCTATTGAATACTTGGAGAAGCACGATGGTATTGCCTAGACCGTGTGCAGGATGTGGTCGAGTAGTGCGAGCATCAAGATGTGTTGAGTGTCAGCGAATAAAAGAAAGAGCTAGACCTACCCGCACCCAGCGTGGTTACGATTACAGTTGGAACAAGTTAAGCAAGCAACTAAGAGAGCAACAACCTTTCTGTTCTATTCCAGGTTGCACCAATAAAGATTTAACAGTCGATCATATAATTCCTTTAAGTGAAGCGCCTTATCTGCGCTTGGAAATTTCTAACTTAAAAGTTCTTTGTCGTATGCACAATTCACGCAAAGGTAACTCATAGCACACCACATCCCCCGTGGCAATACTGGGTACGGGTATAAAGTTGCGCACACAAGCGTGGTATAAAC